GTCTTTTACAGTTGCTTTATAGGCCCAGGTATTGGTAGTCATAGAATGAATACTTTTAGAACAACCAAAGAAAACATTGGCCTGTTGAGGATCTCTTACAGTTTTGACACCATACTCAAGAGACACGTTTTTAAATTTGACTCTTGGTACACTTACAGAAGGTAAGAAATAAATTTTATCTCCTTTTTGTGGAATATAAGGTTCTTTTACAATGTTTAGCAAGTCATTGCTGTCTGCATTAAAATCACCTAGATAACTATCTATTTCAAAAGTAATTTCACTTGATTTATTGCTTTCAAAGTGAGTTTCTAAATCATTACTTTTAATAATTAAAATATTTTTATCCATTCTTAATAGTTTAAAAAGGGGAGTATTACCTCCCCTTATGTTTGATTTAATTAGTTTGTTGATAAAATAAAGGGGGAAACCCTTTACGTCAGATTTACTTTACAGCCATCTTCACAACGCTATTATTCATCATTAACTTACTGAATTTTAACTTGTTTCCATTAACAATCTCTTTGATCATAAAATATCTCAAGTCATCAGTAAATGCTTTACAATCAGTAGTCAACTTAACCAAACGGTTGATCATTGGATCTGAAACAGCTTTAGTTTCTGCATGCACCAATGAATAATTAATTACTCTGGTAGCAATTACACTGGATAAATCCGCACGGAATTCATCATCTTGACCTACTGCAGACACTAAAGAGTTCATAACATATTGCTCATCTTTAGTCATGATATCTTCAGGACTAATGATTCTATCCAACTTGTTATTAATAAACATAGTGAACATAGAACTAAAGTCTGTTCCTACTGAACCTTCACCAATCATTTGAATAATAGGCAAGTTGTCTTCAAACTTAGGAATAGAACTGATAGCATTAAAGAATGTAGTTACAGATCTTGGATTAATACGTTGAGTAACAAGCTCTGGATTCATCAACATAAAGTTGATACATCTACCGTCAATACCTGCAGTCTCAGCCCACTTAGCCCACACTTTTACATCATACTTCAACTCAACAGATACAAATCTAGTCTTCTGAGCTACATCTAGACTGGTTACATTATAGTCACCATTATCTGGATTAGTAGTTAAAATTACATGCCAGTCTTTTGGTAATTTCCAAGAAACATATTCTTGTCTATCTAAGATCTCCATAGTTGCTTGCATGAATCTGTGGTCAGCACGAGTATAGTCATCCAATACTAGGAAACCACCCTCACCTTTACCTTGAATCCATTCTGGTGCAGCATGAGACATTCTCTTATCTGTAATCTTGAAACCGGCTTTCTGAGCTGCAGCAATCTGTGCCTCATTAATCCATTTAGTTTTACCTTCTGCATTTTCAATCTGAAATTCTTTTACAGGAAAACCTACCAAGTCACCTAATTCTTCTAACTGAGATAAGTTAAGCTTTACAACTTGTTTGTTCATCTCACTACCCAACTGCACAATAGCAGAAGTTTTACCTAGACCAGCATCACCTTCAATATTAATTGCTACAGGAACTTTTCCTTGAGCTTGAATATGCTGATTATTTGCAACCATGTGTTTAATAAAATCTTTTAATTCTTCTACGTTCAATTGTACTTGATTCATAACTTTTGTTTTTATAGTTCTAATTTAATTACCTTGCCTGGTAGGTCTGTATTTAAAGCTGATCTCTCTGATATAACCCAAAGGACATTACCTTTTGGTTTTACATTTGCATCACATTCTCCATCTGTGAAATATACTAGGCTTGTATACTTCTTGTTATTCTCATTATAATAATCAAGGACGGGATCAAACTCTGTCCCACCTCTTCCATTTACCTTAAGGTCATTCTTACCTCTGTAAGCTTCAATACTGCGGATACTAGTATCACATTGTACTATAGTAATATCAACACCTGCTTTGTAGATATGATGAATCTCATTCATAAACTCTTTCAACTCATCATCACTTACTGAACCTGAGGTATCAATAGCTAATAGCATGTGTTGTCTCATCTTTATCTTAAGACCAGGATTGTCAGAAAATCTTCTATTCTCTTTTCTCCTAATCTTTTTAGTAAAGACTTTAGTACTAATTCCAGTAAATCTTCTGATATAACCTCTCCAGTCAAACTTAGGTGCAACTATTTCCTCAATGACAATGACCCCTTCAATTTCACCGGGAACTGTTCCTCGTTTCTTAATTGTTTGCTCTTTTGCATCTCCAAGGACTTTCTGTAATTGCTTATCAATAAGCTTCTGTTCCGCTTCGCTAAGGTTCTCAAACTCATCCCATGTACTGTGGTCCGGTAGGCCTTCACCATCCCCCTCCCCATCCATTTGATCACATAGTTCATCAAAGTCTGGTGAACCACTTGTGCCTGTTTGGTCTTTCTTATCTTTTGCTTCTTTAAGTTTATCATAATAATATCTAGCACCTGCTTTTCTGTCTAAATTAAGTTCAGTATAATCATCAATCATAATGCCTCTTGCAGGAAGTTTCTTACTAATAGCAAGAAGATCTTCTTGAGACGCACCATTCTCTTTAGCTGTTGCTAATTCAGCCTTAACAGATTCTTTAAGTTGTTTGAATTGGTCCGGAGTTAATTCTCCACCTGGAAGCCAGGAACTATCAATATACTGATTAATTTCCATATCCATGGCAATATTTGCCAACTTTCTGTCACTAAACTTAAATACAGTTGTAAGATGACCAAAAGCAATATGCAATAACTCATGCTTAAGTAGGCCCAATCTTTGCAGATCAGTCAAACTTTCCCAGAACTCATCATTTACCACTAACTGATAATTGATGCCATTCTTACTAACACCTGCAGTAGGTATTCTTTTACTCCATAGCTTATTCAACATAATGAGAAAGAACCCGTAATAGGGCTCTTTCAACATTAAATCTTTGGCTGTTTTACTAAGACTTTGTGCCTTGTCCATCATCCTTTAGCTTTATATTAATTTCAAATTTGTCAGCAGGATAACCCATCTGACCTAGGAAGCCAATCATACTATCTGTAAATAACTCCATAAAGAGTTCAATAGATTGATTACTTGCACCATTTGCTGTCATTGCAGACAAACATTTACCTGTGCTTAAATCAGCACCTTCTTCTTTGTTATAAACACGTAAAGCATCTTTAATTGCTTTTCCACAATTAGGACAGTTATCATCCCATGCTTTAATAGGTTTTATACCAAATTTATATAGTACAATTAGTTCCCCTAAATATTTTTTTACATCCACACCCTGAAGGGCTTGAAATGCTATTATTGCATTTTCATCATCTGATGAGCGCAACATACTCAACAAGTTCTTTGTTTCTTCTTTGTCAAAAATCATTAGTCTTCAATTTTTAAAGTTTTAATCATCCATTGTGTAGGTGTGTTTATATTATCCACCCATTCTTTTGCACTTGGAATGTATCCATTGCAATCTTCCTTTACATGTTGTTCACCAACATATCTTGTATATACTCTTTTGTCATCAGAATTTAGAAAGTAAGGTCCAAATACTTTTTCACATTCAAATATTCCCTCACTGTGGTGACGGAACATTCTATGTTTAGAATGACCAACCCATGCTTTAGTAGCATCAAACCATTTATGTATTTCCACATAGTCTTCTGGAATACCTCCAAACTTTCTTGCTGAAGATACAGCATGTTGATAAGGATGTGCCATTACTTATGCTTTAGACAATAAGTCACCTTCATGAAAGTAGTCTTCTGTATTTGTTATATAGATTGTATTTTGAACTCTATACTTACCAGAAGGTACCATGATAGCTAAAGTACCAAAACCACCATCATTGTTCCACCAATCCTCAATATCATTAAGAATAGCCTCTTCAGCAAAATCTGAAATATCAGAGTTTAAATCAGAAGCAATATCTATTAGTTTTGGTGCCGGATCAATACCATACATTGGTAGTTCTGCAATAAACTCAAAAGCATCATCTTCATCAGATTTAGATAAATCCATTGTTGTATACCTTACCTCTTCAATGGCTCCGGAGTCTCCTCCTCCACTATAATAGACCTTAATACCGGTCACACCACGGTCAGCCAACTGTAATAGAAGGCCTGTTAAATCATTTTCTGTCATAACTATTTTGTTTTGTAAAACCTATTCTTTTCCATTTTATTGTTGTTTAGTTTCTACAATTTCAATCATTTTGTCAAGAATAATAAGTTCTGTTTCTTCTCTGTTAGTTGTTTGAATATCAATTTCAACAGAATCATCTTCATTAAAAACTAATCCATCTAACTTATGTATAAGTACATAAAAGCCAATTAGTTCTTTATTAGCTGTAAATGTAATATCATATTGCAGTCCATACTTCTCTCTAAACCATCTAAATGCTTGTTGGAATAGTGGTGCTTTTACAGAATCACCAATATGAATCTTCTCTTTATTTTCATGATTATAAAATAATTCTTGATTATCATCATAAAAATCTAAACAAGGTTCATCAAATCCAAGTTCTTTGAGTTTTAAAGCTCTATCGTAAGGTAAAAATTCTTTTGTCATTGTTCTTATTGTTTAGTTAATAATTTCCAAGTACTTATTGTACTTTCTTGTTATATACATGTTATCTTTTAAATCTTCATAAAGAGTATTCAATAGAGGTAAGTACATTTTACCTACAAAGTTTATTGAATATACTTCTATAGCAGATTTAATTTTATAAGGTTTAACCTTAACAGGTTTATCTAAGATAAATTCACAAAACTTTTTAAATGCCTCAATAGTATGTTTTGTACCAACTAAAGATACACCATAAGTTGTGTACTGTTTTTCATACTTAAATATACATCCATCTCCATCAATCATTCCTCTCCAAAAGTGAGGATTATATAAATAAAAGTCTGGAACTTGATAGGCATGTGTTTTGTTTTTTACAACACCTCTTTTTTCAAAAAACTTTCTAAAATCATGATCAGAAATAGTTAATCTTATAGATTCTTTCATTGTATACAAAGGACCTGTATAGTTGAAATAACTACTTATTTTTTCAAGTATTTCTTTATCTGTTGTTTGTAAACCAATTGAAATAGCAGACTTTTCATTTGAACCATCTGCTCCATATAAACCTGCTATATAAGCAGTTATGTCATTATCTACTAGTTTGTCTACATCAACTGTATACTTTTTGTTTTTTACTCCAGTATGTTTTACAGCTTCTTTTTGTAAACAACCACATGATTGTACTTTTGATTTATTTAAAGAAGAAAAATCTGTAGTTGTAATATTACCACAGTCACATTGACACTTAATATAATAAGCACCCCATTTGTTTTTATGTGATAATTCTAATACTTGAAGTTTACCAATCTTAGGTAAAGCTATTAACATATCCGTGTATGTTCTATAAGTTCCTGTTTGTGTTCTCATAGAACAAATATACAAATAATATATTACATTCCTAATATATTTTCATTTAGAACGGAAAAAGCGGCCAAGAATATTGCCGTTCAAGTATTCTTCTTTTTCAAGCACCTCATATTTGAACTGATGCTTTACTTCTTGATAAGTTAATTCCATAGCTGAGTAACATATCATCAAGATCTCTCTTTTGATAACAACTCCTGCTTTGTGAGCATCTTTAAGAGTTTTGTTACTACTATAGTACTTCATGAAGTCAGGTTTGAGCTCCCGGGTATATTTCTTTAGTCTCTTATCTGTAGATATAGCCAAAGCTTTTTTACCAAGTGGTCTCTTTATATTAGCAAAGAAGTTTTTCTTACCAATATAAGCAACAGACTTACCATTTATGATAGCAGTCATGATATAGATAAATCCAAGACCACCTTCTGGGATACATGATTCATCAAACTCCTTACCTTTATACTTCCAAGTCATATACTTCTATTCTTAGTCTTAACTCTATGTTCTCTAACTCAAAGATAGCAAGTTTTCTATTCAGCTCAGCTACCTGTCCTGCAAGATCATCATTTACCTCTCTAAGTGTATCAGTTTCATCATTTAATGTAGCAATGATATTGAGATACTCTCCTTCTGTACTTTCAAATTCACTTCTAACATCATCAAAATAACTTTTTGCATAGTCAAGATGTCTTTCAAGTTCATCCATTTGTTTATCCAAACTCATAGTGCTTGTTTTAGTAATGGTAATAATCTATCTCTCACAGCTTCAATACCATGGTCTTTTACTGAGTCAGATAGATCCTTAGACATCTCAAGTACAACATAATTAAGTCCATACTTGTCTTGATATCTCTGAGCAGCTTTAATTCCCGGCTCATCATTATCAAACAGTACAATTGTCTTAAAATACCGTTTGCTAAGCTTTCCCATGACTGACTCACCAATCATTGTATTCTCGCTGTCTGGTGCAATGCATTCAACATTACCTATACCAAGCTTATTAAAACACATTAAGTCCTTTAGAGAGGATGTAATGACCAAATACTTGCTCTCATAGGTCAACTGATCTATACCCTGAACATAGTTCTGAACTTTGATAAATTTTTTATCTAAGTTTTTAGGCATATAGATCTTGTACAACTCACCATCTTCTCTGAAATAACCATAGAGATATGGCTTATTAAACTTAAATGAAGTTATAGAACCATCTTCTTCCTTCTTTTCCATAGTAAAGTATGCCAGGGGCACTACATTGTACTTGGCCAAAAGTGTAGAACCAATCCTAAAACTTGTCCAGAACTTAGAATCTTGGGAATTCCAATGCCTCATTTCATAGTCTACAACTTTGAACTTATCATGGAACTTGAACTCAAGTGTAACTGGAGCATCATTATGTGAGAGAAAATCTTGATAATCATTAATAATCTTATTGGCAGCGTGACCTCTAGATTCTAGATTAAATAAAGCTTTTACTAACTCTATGTTATCACCTTGGTTACCAGAAGAAAAATCCTTGAACTTATAGAAGTTTGAACCATCAGTATATATAAACATGGAAGGAACTTTATCCTTAGCATTGAATGCAGAAAGCATCTTTATATCCTGACCTACTAGTCTTTCCTTTAAGTTCAAATAATACTCAAATACCCATTCTCTTGGGACATCCCGTAAATCAGACACTAGATTTTTAGTTGAAATCATAATTTACAATAAAAAAGGGGAGCCCATGACTGAACCCCCCTTGTTAATAAGGATTGTTTAGTCTAAGCTAAAATCAGATGAAGTTTTAGGAGAACTAAATGATGTATCATCATCACCAAATGACTTAACATCTTTTACTTCCATTTTCTTCAAGTGCTTAGCTTCATCAAAAGTAATTACTTTACCACCTTCAACTTCAGCCATTGCATATTTCTTGTTCTCTGCTTTTGGCAACCACATATCATAGTTAGTATAACCTGATTTGCTTTCATATTCTTTACCTGCAACACAAAATTCTAAGAATTTACCTTTGTAATCAGCACTTTTACTAAACGCATTTACAAAGTCTTCAACTGTTTCATGTTTACCATCTTGCTCACGGAACCACTCATTAATACCTAGAGTATTACATAAGTTCTGTAAGAAAATTAAGATAGATCTATCTCTTTGGATTTTGATACCAGATTTAGTTTCGCCATCTGCAAATGCATATTGGCTTGCTTTAATTCTACCAATCTGACCATCATATCTTCCTTGGCTTTCATCATCTTTGTCAATCAAGAAACCTTCAAAACCTTCAATTGGCTCTGTTTCTACATGCAAGATAAGATGTTTTGCACCTTCAATGAATCTAAAGTCTTCTAGTTCAATGCTGTTAATTTTCAATACATGATTACCTGGTGCAATTGTTTTTGCCATTCCTGAACCACCTGTTCCTAAGTCTGTTGTACTTAATGCCATTTTATTTGTTTTTTAATTATTATACATAAATTTTATCCCAGTGAAACTCAAGTTCACCTTTGTCATTCATTTCAGAAACTACAATTTCTTCATTTCTTAAATGCTCTGGACGAGCACCACAAGTTACTTCTTCACTTGTTTTAAAAGATAATATTGTTTTATTACCTTTTCTATACATATAACCAATTGCATCTGCATTGGCACAAATAAGAGATTTAATTTTACCTGTCAAATCTATGTTTGCAGCTAATACCATCTCTCCTTTATCATCTACCTGCTTGTCCTTAATGTGACCTGCTAAAATAATATGGGGAGCTAATGTATCAATAAAATCTAAAACTTGAAAGAAAGCTTGTCTTAAATATAAATAACCAGCACCATTTGGTAAAGCTAATATATTATCACCGTCATAGTTCTTACCCATGCTAGTTTGACGGTAAAGCTTGATTGCTAAAGGCCCAACCATATCTTCTAATGCAGTCACAGTATCTATTGTAACATATTTATATGGGTTACCGGCAGCTTTAATTGCTTTACCTGCATCAAGTAATTCTTGTAAAGAATTTACTTGGATCTTTAGAGCCTCAACATAATCAGAACCATTCTCTAGATCTATGATCAGATTGTCTTCAAGACCTGCAAATGCACTTGTCTTACCAGTTTTTGGTTTTGAATAAATAATTAATCTCTTAGGATTAACTCTTTGAGGTCCTACTTTTTTAGTTGGAAGTACTATACTCATCTTACTTTAGTTTTTGTGCTAGTTTTTGAAATTCTGTTGCAATTCTTAAAAGAATGTCAGAAGCAGATTCTTCATCAGAAAAAAATACTTCTTCTTTTTTGGGAGCAAACTCCTCTTCAAAATCTGGAAATATAGATAAAGACTTTTGCAATTTTGGTAAGTCATCAACTTCTTTTTCTGCATCAGCTTTTCTTTTCTCATAAAGAGAATGTGTAATCTCAGTACCATCTTTAAGAACTACAAGCAATTCAGATACAGGAACCGTATAAGTGACATAATTCTCACCTTTACCACTCATGTTTTCTTTTTGCTCATATTCTTCAGCAAAAAAAGGATTGTATCTATACTTGAATAACTGTCTGTCAGAATGCATAGGAACAATGTTTACATCATTACCATTACCATCTTTAACATTGTCATAGAATTCAATATAAATGTCTTCTCCTTTAGTTAATTCTGATTCAAAGAATTGCACCTGTCTTCCAAATTTACCCTTTTGAAAAAATGCAGTTTTAATTGCAAAAAACGGGTCACCTAATTTAAGAGCTCTAAATGTATCCATGTGTTGGACAAAAAACTCCCTTTCTTTTTCTTTTCTTGTACTCATACTTTGTTTTTAAATTGTGATTTTCTTTGTTGCTTGAGCAGGTGTGTCAACTTCTATAATTCGCATAGTTTCCCTATCCAATTTAAAGAAGCTCATCCTGGTTGTACCATTTCTAGATTTCAAAAAGTGAAATACCAAGAGATCCTCATCATTGATTATATATCTCTCTGGTCCATACTGTCTTATCTTTCTAATAGATGGTTTGTTGATACCCATCACAACATCTGCATGCTGTAATAAAGCATCTGAACCATAGATATCAGAGTCAAGAATATAATTACCATATTCTCCATCTCTTGATCTATCCGGATTATCAATATTTCTATTAAGTTGACTAAGAACTAAAAAAGCAATTGGATATTTCTTTTTCATCATAGTGAGAGCTTCACCTAAAGCATTTAACATCTCAAACTTGTCTTTCTGTCCTTTTCCTACTCTAAATAATGCTGAGTGATCTATAGTAATTAGCATATTAGTATATGTACCATCTTCTTTCTTGTGTTTTTCCATCTCATAATGGATAGTAGCACACATTTCATCAGTGGTACATGCATCATATACTACATTAATAAAGTCTCTGTCAACAGATTTTTCATAGTACTCTACACACTTATAGAAGATACCTTTATCTACGGGTTTGCCACCCTTACTCATCAATGTATTGTAATCAGCACCTGTATTCAGACTTAGTTTTCTTACCCCATTGGTTTCATCAACCATTTCCATCTGGAACTTCAGGATTCTAAATTCTTGGTCTTGGTTGTTCTCAATGATATCACTGATCAACTGTTCCATGAATAAAGTCTTTCCTGTACCGGGTCTAGCACCAACTATAGTGATAGTTCTCCATTCTAATCCATCACAAAAAGCATCATTAAACTTGGGCCAAGCACTTATAAGTGACTTAAGGTCACCTTGTCTTCTTGCTTTAATTTTCATGATAGCTTTTCTTAAAGCATCTCTTTCACTCACAGGCAATAGAGGCCTGGCACCATTGAATAATTCTGACATTTATTTGGATTTAATACGTTTTAATTCTCGGTGTTTCCCGTAATTATACACTTCATGTGATAAGGTAATCAATAGCTCAATTAAGAAAAATTGCCAGAACTCCATTTGAATAATAAACAAATCTGTAAGACAATAAACTATTGCTGTACCAAATGCAGCAAGCATAAATAATTTAAAATTCAACATTATACCACTCTCTCTTTAAAATAATTTGTGTCTTCCTCTGAGCCACTAAGAATTATGTCACAATAAGTTGCTAAGTCAGAGTCCCATGTCTTATCAGTATTTTGCTTTCTAACAAAATATTGTGCAGTTCTCATGTACTCAAATCTTCTGATTTCATACTCATCTACATATTTATTTGTAGCTTGAAGTATGACAGCCCAACTATAGTCATAATTTTCAAAAAACCATCTAAACGCATTCTCTAGAGTCTTTGGATTTACTCTAGCATATTTGCCGCTTGAAAGTTTCTTGTTTGGAAAGATTTCATTGTATACTTTAATGTTGTCTAAGAAAGAATCTCCCATTAAATCTTTGGATGTTTTCTTCTTGCTTTTCTTAAAGTATCCCTCTATCTCTTCCATAAAGATAATACTTTTACTGGTAATATGCAAATCTTGGGTGATCCACTCATCATTCAATAACTTCTTGGTTTCCAGTTCTTTATTGACATATTTGCTTGGAACAATTTTATGTTTAATGCAATGCAAAACATAATAGGCATTAGGTGTTAAGCCTTCCTTTACAAGTTTTAAAAATATTTCTGTCATTACCAATTGATTGTATAATTATGTAACAATTTAACGGTATCCTTAACATTATTAAAGACTCCTTTAGAATCCCATTTGCCTCCATTATATACCGCACTGGCCGGATGTGAAGCTGTAAATTTAATACAATTTTCACCACAGGCATCTGACCATTCCTGAGCTTGTTTGCCTAAATACAAGTAAACTAAATTTGTATTAAAGTTTTTTAAATAGTCAAACAAGTAAGCTACAAACGGAGCCCATAACTCATAATGTTTTCCTACTTTACCTACTTCAGTTGTAAAAGCTGTATTCATCAAAAGTATACCCGATCGGGACCATTTTGCTAAATCTAAGGGTCTAACGTACCCGTTCGGGTACATTTTTTCAACTTCATCAAGAATAAATCTCAGAGAAGGTTGTTCTTTTTCAGTATTACTACAACTAAATGCAATGCCATCAGCTACACCAAGTGTAGGATAAGGATCCTGTCCTACTATGACTACTTTTAATTCATCATAAGGACATTCTTCAAATGCTCTAAACACATCTTTAAGTGTTGGAGTAAACCGCTGTCCATTATTAGACATGTTATATAGTTCAGTTAAAATTTTCTCAAATTCTAAACTAAATATAAATGGTTTAAGGACTCTACCCCAGCCACTAGGCTCAAGTTTATTAAATATTTTTTGTTTATAATCTTCTATGTTTAATACATTTGACATATTCTTGTATATTTGTTAAATAAATTTAATGTTATGGCAATCAAGGTAAAAGAAATAAAAGATGATGCAATTATTGAGATCAAAGTCAATAAGCCATTTTATCTTATGAATAAAAATCTTTTGTACATGTTGTTTCTTCAACTTCAAGAATCTGAAAATTCAGAACAACTAATTAAAGAAGTAGCTGAAAAACCATATACTGAACTTAATGAGTTGCAAAAAGGATTTCATACGGTAACTCTTTTATTAGCTGAGATTGAAAGACAAGCTACTGAAAACAACTTGTATGAAGAAAAGGAAATAGATCCTAAAACTATGCAAGATTAAGATTCCAATTATCTCTACCCAACTGAATACAAGCTTCAATAGCTAAAGCAAGTTCATCTTTACTGCAGTCAGCAAAAGACTTGCAATATTCTGCATCTCCACCATCATAACATAGACCAGACTGTCTTTTAATAATAGTCTTCATCTCATCAAATGTATAGCCAGATTCTTTGGCTAATTCTCTTATACATGCATGCACTTTAGCCAATTGTGCAACACTGTGATCTGTATCAGCCAGACCAATATACATCTCAACTTTCTGACCTTCAGGAAGTTTATCAAGAAATATCTGATAATTTAATTTTGATTTATCATCAGGATAGACTAACTTCCCATCCTGTTTGACCAGTTTTACTGTAAACATGTTGATTATTTTTAGTATATTATTATATGACAATGAATAACGGAGTTAATTATAACAGAAAACAAGCTACTGAAATTATTCTTGAATACTTAGCTAATTTTCCAGAAGCACCATCAAAAACCCTTGCTAAAAAGATCTATGCAGATCACCCTACATTTAGTTCATTTGAAGCAGTGTATGGAAGAGTTAGGTATTATCGTGGTCAACTTGGTACACAACATAGGAAGTACCTCAAAGATAAGTCTTTTCAAAAAGAACTCAAAATAGAATATGTTATGAAAGAAAAATTTCTACCAGAGTCTTATGCTAACAAGCGTGATACTTTTACATTTCCTACAGGATGCAAAACATTAGGTGTTATAGGAGATGTTCATATTCCATATCAAGACAATGATGCTATAGAAGCAGCATTTACTGAAATGGAGAAACAAAACATTGACTCATTATACATCAATGGTGATTTACTAGACTTCTACCAGTTATCATTCCATGAGAAGGATCCAAGAATGGTTCACTTCAAACAAGAAATTGAGGCAGGTAAACAATTCTTAGACTATTGCAGAACGCGATTCCCAAATATTCCAATTTATTTTATACCAGGTAATCATGAGAATAGATTTGAAAGATATCTTAGAGTAAAAGCATCAGAACTATTAGACATGGATGAATTCAGACTAGATGTACTTCTACATGTAGCTGAATATGGTGTACAATATATACCATTCAGATCCAAAGTTGTCTTTGGTGACTTCTTAATAGAACATGGAGATAAAATCCCTGGTGCTGGAGGTGTTGTACCTGCACGTACTGCTCTAATGAGACTAAAGACTAACTGTCTTATCAATCACTTCCATAAAACTAGTTCTAGCTCACAAAGAGTCTATGGTCCAGGAGAGTCTACAACTATCCGTGGATATAGTCTTGGTTGTTTATGTGAACTTACCCCTGAGTACCTTGAAATAAATGAATGGAACCATGGGTTTGCTATTCTAAAAAGAAATGGTAATTTAGTGCAAGTAAACAATTACAAAATAGAAGGTAACCAAATAGTCTAATGTTTCTACCAATAGAGTTTAGAGATGATCATGGTCCATATATTGAGCATCTAAATGTTACTCATATAACAAGGATATCTTTTGTCAATCCAAGAAATCCTGATGCAGGTAGTAAAATACATTTACGCACAGGTGAGATCTTAAAGACACCAATGGAATTTGATCAATTATCCCAAGCAATTGATGATGCTTGGGAATCTGCATCTACTCTTATTCTATCTACAGTACTTTCTGAAAAAGCTAAACTGCTTCGGAAAGATGACCTACAGAATGAAGGAATTGAAGAACTTGATCCTTTGTCTGAAGTCTAAACTGATCTGGCCAATCCAGATTATATACATACCAATCTTCATCTTCTACTCTATCATTGTCTACTGAGATCAAAGTAAGATTGTTAAATATGTCAAAAGTATAATAATAATAATCATACCCATTTTGACTTTCTAAGTCCTTGACTTCTACCTTACTAAAGCCTAAGTCTGTTAATTCATTTTCCGTCATTTGTTAATTCTTTAGCAATTGTTTTAGCAAGATATGGTGTACATTTATACTTAACCCGGACATAGTCTTCCACAGCCTTTGGTATCATAATAGCAATATCTTTGTTCTTGAGTCTCATCTCTTTGATGATATACTCTTTCATAACATTTGCCATTACTTAACAGCCATTGTGGTCATGAATACTTCATGGTTAAGTATTTCATAAGCATAGTTTTTTGCAATGTTTGCATAATCCTTACTTACTTTACTATATTCCCCATGTTCTTGAATTCTTAGGTCTCTATAGTTCTTGATAGCAAGAGTAACAAGATGTATATTGTCTTCATCTTCAGACTCAAGCATCTTAATCATGTTTTGTACCTCTTTATCATTAGTATAACCCATTCTTTTTAGCAACTGTAACTCAGCCATATAAACAAATGGTCTGAATGTACCTGCTTTAGTACCTTTGTGGTACATATACCATAGATAGTTTAAATTACTATCTACATCTTTTGTAATTTCATAATGCTCTGCTGCAATCTTTGCTGTCAGAGATTCTATTTCTTTTCTAATACCTTGATCCATATAATGATAAACAGCTCTTAATGATAGTTCTAAGGAGTGGCTTTTACCGTATTTATTTACATATACCAGCTCTTTCTTATTACCATTTTGTATTCTTTTAGTACCAAATGCCGTTGGTAAAAATCTTTCTAAAGTGTCATGTCTCATCTCACTTAAGCTTTTCCTAACCCCATTGATCACTTTAGAAAGTTGATATATGCTTGTGCTCCTCTTCTTGTATGATATTCCATATCATGACCTGCATGGTTCTTAATAGTCTTCCAAAAGAACCATAAGAATTTCTTTTCTACAACATATGTGGTTATATAACCATGTTGTACTTCTGTTACTCTGTAATTTTTCTTGTTTACACTCATTAGTCTAGATTTAAATTATAGTCTTCTAATATTTCTCTTAATTCTGTTCTAAGTCTATCAGCTAAGTCTCTTTCTTGATCAGTAGCTTCTTTCTTGTCAACATAGCCATACTTGGTTATCTCACGTAGTTTTTGGTCAAGATCCCATACGGCACCTTTCCACTTGTAGCCATCTAATGCTGTTCTAGCATCATCTCTTTCTTCTTCAGAATCAAATTCAAGAATTATCTTTCCCATTTGTTATATCTTTTAAGTGATTCCATATAGATTGAGAGTTTTCACCCCAGTACATGTCACAAGTAAACTTATCATCCTCTGTTTTACCAGGAGCTTCAAAGAAATAACTTTGCATGAACTCACTCTTAGGAGCTGTAAATCTATAACATTTTTCTTTAACTGGACAATCAGTCCCCGGACACATTGTGATATCAGCCATTACAAAAAGTTTAGTAATACTGCATAAAAACCAATACCTGCTAAAAAGTAAACAAGATTGTTTACCCATAAAGGATACTTTTCCATATTATTCTTATTTAAAAAATAGTTGTTGTATTATAGCATAAATAACTAATATTAATGCTACGGCTACAGTAACTCCTGTCACATAGAAGGAGTACTCTTCCTTTTGTCTTTCTCTCCAATTCATATCAATTGAGTTTACTTTTCCATTCTTTCCAAGTATCAAAGTCTTTTAACTTCTCCATTTCCTTCTCCATCCACATAGCACCATGTTTAAATCCATACTCAGTATCATCTTGTGCTGTTGGATATATTGAATGATTCTTAGCAAATTCTTCAGCAGCTTTTTCAATTGCTTTTGCTCTCTCATATCTTTCAACCTGTGGTTTGACTACAGTTTCAATGATGTGTTCTGCCTTTCGATTGAAGTCATCAATGTCTATCTTCATTGTTCTTGTTGTTTAAGTTTATAAAGGTAATCTCCTTCCATATCAAATAA